AAGCGCCAGTCACTCATCGGCGCACAACCACTGTCAGGAAGACACTAACTGAACCAGTTGAGGCTCCATTGGTTTCAATCTCTACGGACCCGCCATCAGCAACAGTATTTGCACCAGACGGACGGCACACATCAACATCACCGGCGGCTGATGAGGCGTTGGCAATGGTAATCACGCCACCTGTTACAGCAGTACCACCAATCTTTGCCGTGAGCACTGCGTTAGCACCCGATATAGCGCCGTTCAATGCTGACCGGATCTCTACAATGTCGCCACCAAAGCCATCTGGCACAGGAATGTAGACCTGGCCGGCAGTGGAAACGTCAGTGATAGTCGCGTTCAGTGTGTACGTGAGTAAACGATCAACTTGTGCCATCGTCAAATTCCTCTGGAATGTCTTTTGTGACTGCTTTGCCAAAATGCTTTATGTCTTCGGCTGACAGCTCAACCAAAGTTCCTGCCGGTATTTTCTTGGGGTAAGCATTAGAGCCCTGAACCCAGATACTATTGCGGCAATAAACCTTCATTTTTCGTGTTTGCTTGGTCGTGTCTTTCTGTTCTGTCATGTTAGCTCCAAAAAGAGGCCCGGAGGCCTCTATAGGTTAGCTTAGGAAGTGGTCAGATCGGCCACAATGCCGTTGGCTTTCTCGTTATCACACTGCAATGTCCACTCACACAGCACTTGCTTGCGCATGTAGTCACCTGAAATCGCCAGGTCTCTCTGCATATATGAACGGCCAGGCAGCATAGCCAGCTTCCACATTGAGGTGTCAATCGCAATGGCTGAACGTGAACGAGACTGAGGGCTGAACACCACTTCCAGAATACCGAAATCAGACTTGTAGATGTCGATTGCAGTGTCCAAAGTGTTGGTGCTGCCTTCATAGGTGCGAGTACCGTTGCCGGTAAACGCTGACATTGCCTGCTTGTTGAATGAACCAAGCAGCAACATATTTGGATCGCCACCTTCATCTGCAGCAGACGCCAGGACAGCTTTAAGATCAGCTTCCAGGTAGGCACGTTGCGTTCCATCGGTTCGAGCGTCAGCGCCTGTGCCAGCCGGGTCTGAACCGCCTGTACCTGCTGAGGTGTTTGAGGCAATCCATGACTCAATACCGGCAGACTCACGGGCAGTAGTGTCATTACCTACCGCTTTGGCGTTGTTTGCGCAAGCTGCAAGCTCGATGTCGCGTTTCAGCTCTTGCATCCGCTTGGCCATTTGATACGCCATGTCAGAGCTACGGCCTGCTGAATCAACAGCCTGCTGAGTACCGGCAACCAGGGCAACTTTGTCAGAAATTTGCGTGTAATTACCAAGCCGAACGGTTGCAATTGATGCGTCGGTTGAGGCTTCATCGCCTTCAATCACTGCGTTTGCACCAGCGGCGGCCAGTGCATCGGTCTGCCATTCGTGCAGGGTTGCAGTTGCTGAGATTTTACCAATCGCTGAGGTAAAAGGAGTCTTGGTCTGGTCAACAGAATAGATAGCGTTGATCAGGTCTTCCCGGTTGCCTTTAGCGTCATACGAGCTAAACGTGTTTGTTGGTTGTGCCATGATGATTCACCTTACTGATGGAGTTTGAGTAATTCAGCTAGGTTTTCGGTTGAGTTGTGCTTCGTAGATGCAGCCAAATTCTTTCTGGCAGTTTGCATTTTACGTTGCGACACTGGAACCTTTTGACCCGGCTTCACTGATTTCGGAGCTTGTCGGATTTGGTCTTTAACCTTGGTCTGATTCTTGCTGAACTGCTCTGATTTAGCTGCATCAAATAGAACACGCCACACACGATGGTCGATAATACTGCCGATCTCTTGCTCGCTGAATCCCTTATCAACCATGTACTTAGTCGTCAGTTCCATATCTTTGGTGCGCTGATCATGCGTCCAGCTTTGGTCGCCACCCATTACCTCAATAAGACGTTTCGATTCAGCATCCAAAAGCCTTGTACGCTCTGTTTGCTGTAGGTCCTGAGCTTTGGCCTGTGTTGCTTTGGCTTGCTCGAGATCTTTCTTACGCCTTATGTACTCTTTCGGGTCGCTCTCCTGCAAATCATCCCAATCGACCGAATCTTCCTCGCTCTTAATAAAGGATTTTAGCTCTGCTAAAGTGGAATTGACCTGCTCAAATTGTGCTGCCAGGGCTTTCCGTTCTTCGGCGTTTGCCATCGTCCCTTTTCGGTAATCTGCGTCTCGTTGATACCCGGCTACAGCCTCATCGAAGGTAACTTCAAACTCCTCACCATTAACTTTGGCGATTCGTTTTTCAAGTGCTTCTTGGGCTTCCCCTTCATCATCGTCTTCAAGATCACCATCTGATTCAGCTTCGTCATACTCTGCTTCGTCAGTTTGAGCCTCCGCTTCCGGTTGCTCATCAGTAAAACCAGTTGGCTGTTCTTTGTGCTCTGGCTCTTGTTGCTCAGTTTCTTGCTGCATTAACATGCTAGCAATATCACTATTTGTTGCCATCTTGATTCCTATCAGGGTTGTCAAGTTTATATTCGCATTCTATCACCATTATGGTAATAGTCAAAATCTATCAGAAAAACGCCTTTCGCTTCTGCTGGTCTATCACGACTTTGCCTGTATCAAAGAAGCGATCTATCACTGTCTCAAGCCGCCCCAGGTTCTGTAGCGTGTCATGTGCATCCTTGAGTCTGACCTCATAGTGCCGGTCCTTCTTGATAGCCTCTAGGCTACGGTAGATTGAGGCGCGGATTTCCATCAGTGCGGCCTGGTATACAGGGTTTTCTTTGACCTGCTTCGCAAGCGCCGCTCTGTTGATCTTTTCCTGTTTAGCCTGGTCTTGGCTGTGTTGGTCGGTCATTGTGGGCCTTCCTCTACATCAGATTCATTGCTGATCGCTTCTTTGTTCGTTTGCACCTCTTGCAGCGTATTGCCTTGATCAGATGCCAATTTGGTATAATCAAACTCAGCCTTGACCAGCAATTGATCATATTTAAACTGCATGTCCCTAGCTTCTTTGTTAAATTTCAACTCAGCATCACGAAGCTTCTCGGCGTAGTTCTGCTGCATCTTGAGCGTTTCAAGCTCTGCTTCTTGCTTTTGCCTGAGCTGAGTTAGCTTCATTTCATACTCACCTTTGACCTGCTCTGCTTCGGCCAATGGGTTTTGTTGCTGTGCTTCCATTTGCTTAACCATCTGCTTGAGCATGTCGCGTTCAGCAGTGACAATTGCCTCGGGCACTTCGGGGTTGTTGAATAGCTGACTGACTGCGTTGCGGCCCATGGTTTTTGTCATTTCGGCCAGCGTGTTGTATAGCTTGGTCTGGTCGACCAGTGTTGAACCACTCGCTAGCAGTTGTGACTGTATTTGGTAGATAGCTGACAAATTGCCCATCTTCTGCTCATCGTCGCCAGCACCTGTGCCTACGGTCGCCGCTACCTTATGGTCATACTTCCACTCTGTCGGGTTGATGGTCATCTGCCGGCCAAGCACCCGCACCTCAAGATCAGTGTCTTGGTAGTGCGCTGCGAACCATGCTATGCCCTCCCAGAGATCACGGTAGCCAACCTCAGCAATGACACGGGCCACAAGCTCGATCTTAGCTGCTGCGGCTTGCTCCATACCTTTGAATCGTGTGGCCGTTTCTTCGTGTAGATTATCAGCCTGTAGTGCCTGGTTAGCCATGGTAGCGCCAGTGCTGGCCGTCTTCTTGCCATCCATGTACGCGACAACTTGCAGTGACTTGTCGCCGATGTAAGGGATCTGGATTGGCATTAGCGAATCATTAACGCTGCCCTCTGTCCGGATCAGACCGTTAAGCGAAATATCAAGCAAGTCATCAATGTCCACTGCTTCACTGTGCAGCATGCGCGGGTTGTTGACTGCGTAGATGTTGTCCAGCATCTGACGCCACAATACCGTGTTTGTGCGGTCATACTGGCGTGTTAGCTCTGCCCTGGGTGAGCCAATAACATCGTAGGGCATAAGCATTGAGCTAATAATAGCGTAAGGTACGTGATCGAATGGCTCATTCTCAAGCACCGTATTGCCGACCTGTATGATGTGTCGGCGCTCTGCAATGCCGTCGCCGTCATAATCTACAAGAGCGTAGACGTCATAGCCTTCGATTTCTTGATTTGACCAACTCAGGTATGTATCACTGTCCCAATCTTCACCGCCCTGGTCGTTGTAGCGTACAGCTTTCAGCGTGTTGCGGTCGTTATCTCCACCATCACTAGAGCTTGGAAGCTTGTCGATTTCATCAATTGACCAGCCCTCTTGCACAAGATCGCCCCGGCGCTTCTTGAACCGCTTTCCGATAATATCAGCATCTTTCTTGTTGGTAGCATTCCGACTGATGATCATGTCTTCAATCGGCACACCGTTCATAAAGTATTCGTTGCGCTCATAGGTAATGCGAATCGTGGCGTCCAT